CAAGAGATCGGTCGCGGTGCCACGCCAGCCACCGCCGCGCAGCCCGGCCACGATCAGCGCCAGAACGTCGCGGGTGGAAAACGCGCCTTCCTCGAACCGCGCCACCAGATCGACGAGCGATCCGCGCTCCAGCGTCGCCTCGAGCTCGGCCAGCGCCCCGAGGGTCAGCCGCATCACGTGCCGCTCGCCATCGATCACCAGCGCCACCTCGCCTGCATAGGGGTTGGCCATCACGTTCACAGTACCGTGAAGATCAGCCGCCCGGCCGAGGCCAGCGACAGCTCGTACGTCGCCTCGCCGTCATGCGTGCCACCATATTCGATCGCACTGACCTGGAACGGCCCCTCGATGGTGCCGAAATCGGGGATGATCACCTGGAAGTCCGGCATCTCGCCTTCAAAGAAGATCTGTCGCGCCCGCTCGTCACTGGCGGCATCGCGAAAGATGCCCGAGCCGCTGATATTGGCGGATTTGACACCCGCCCCGGCCAGCAACTCGCGCCAGCCACCGGCCGAATCAAGGCTGGTGACATCCACGCTCTCGGCATTGAAGCTCACCCGCGTGGCGCGCAGTCCCGCCACCGTCTGAAAATTGCCGCTGCCGTTGAGATCGATCTTGATCAGAAGATCCTTGCCGTTCTGCACTGCCATTGTCTTGCTCCTTGAAGTCGGGGTTAGGCGCCGTCGTCGACGCGCGCACGAAAGGTCAGGTCGATCCGGCGACGGCTGCCGCCGGTCTCGCGCCGGGCGCGGGCACGCCAGAACTGAACGCCCACGAGGGTGCTCTGTCCGAGCATCATCTGCGCGTCCTCCAGCGCATCGCTCACCGCACCGGCCACGCGCTTGGCCTCGAGAAACCCGGCCCCGTCACTGACCACGGTGACGGTCAGGCGGTGCCAGGCCCCGCCCGCCGTGCCGTCGCCGCGTGCGCGTACCTCTTCGGGGCCGAGCGTCACGTAAAGCGGCGGCACCGCACCGCCGGGCAGCGCATCGAAGATCGCCCCACCGACCAGCGCCCCCAATGCGGCATCTGCGGTCAGGCGCGTGAACACCGCCTCTTGCAGGTTTGCGGCCACCGTGTAGCTCATGTCACCACCTCCTCTTCGGACCAGCAGGTCAGGAACCGCGCGGCCGGATCCTGCTCGGTCACGGACAGGATGTTGAACAGCCGCGCCCCATCGCGCAGGCGCTGGCCGGCCTGCGGGCGGCGCGGGCTGCCTTGTGGTGCTGCGCGCACGGTGATCCGGAATGCGGCAAGGCCGACGCTCGTGGCCGCACCTTCGGCCTCGCGCCCGGTGCGCGCGCTCAGCTCGGCCCAGAGCGTGCCGCGGGCCTGCCAGTCTTCGACAAACCCGCCCGCCCCGTCGGGGCTGCGTTGCGGAACCTCCAGCACCAGCGGCCGGTTGAGCCTCGGCGCGGCCATCAGCGCACCCCCCCGCCCAGCAGGCGCACGGTGCGGTAGCGTTCGATCAGGCTGGACACGCCAAACGGCATGCAGCCGCCGCTCAGGCCCATCTCGTGGCGGTACTCGTAGTAATGCGCCGCCAGCATCAGCACCGCCTGCGCCAGGTCGGGGGGCAGCTCGGCCCAGACCGCGCCATAGCCCGCGCGAAACACGATCTCGGCCACGCTGCCCGAGGCGATCGACGGCAGGAAGCTGCCCACCGGGCGCAGCACGGGCCGGTGCGCATCACGCTCCAGCCGGTAATGCGCGGGCGGTACGAGATCGGTCTCGTCATTGCGATCGCGCAGCGTCAGGCTGAGGATCTCGTTCACCGGCGCGACCGGCAGGGCCTGTCCGTGCGGCTCGCGCCAGCGGCTCAGCACCCAGGAAAAGTCGCGCTCCAGCAGCACCTTTCCGGTGCGCCCTTCGATCGCGGCAAGGGCGGCGCGCAGGAAACTCTCCAGCACCGGGTCCTGGATGTCGCCATCCGAAAACCCCGTCCCCAGCCGCAGATGCGCCTTGAATTCCGCCAGCGGCAGCGCGGCCAGGGGCACCGCGGTTTCTTCCATCAACATCATGGACCTACTCCATATATCCCGGACCCCTCCGGTGATCGAGGCGCGCGCCACCCGGCATTGCACGGACGGAGGGGGATGACTGAACAACGCCTGTCATGGGCCGCACGCGCCCCGGGACGGGGGCAAACGCCCCCGCCCCTGTCACCGCCCCTTACGAGGTGGCGAACCGCAGCAGCTTGATCGCCTTGAAATCGCTGACGTCGCCACCGACCCGCTTGGTGGCGTAGAACAGGACATGCGGCTTGGCGCTGTAGGGATCGCGCAGCACCCGCAGATCTGGGCGCTCGGCCACCGTGTAGCCGGCCCCGAAATCACCAAAGGCGATGGCATCGGCACCGCTGGTGATGTCGGGCATGTCCTCGGCGATCAGCACGCGGTAGCCCAGCAGACGTGCGGGCTCTCCCGCCGCCAGACCGTCGGACCACAGGAACCGGCCATCGGCATCCTTCATCTTGCGGATGGTTCCGGCGGTCTTGGAGTTCATCACGAAGGTGCCGTTGGCGCGGTACTGCGCGCCCAGCGCATAGACCATGTCGATGATCGGATCCGGCCCGGCGATATCGCCATCCGCCCCGGTGGGGACGTAGCCGATATTGCCCCAGGCCCAGACATCGTTGTCGACCGTGGGATGGGTCAGGAACCCGCGCGGCTTGTCGACGCCGTCACCGGCGACAAAGGCCGCAGCCTCGGCGCGGGCGAACTTGTCGGCGATGCGGCCCGCAAGCCAGGCCTCGACGTCGAACGCGCTGTCGTCCAGCAGACGCTGCGACGCTTTCGGCAGCGCGCTCAACTCATGCAGCGGGATGCTGATGCGGTCGATCACGGGGGTGTCGGTCTCGGTCACCGTGCCTGTTTCCGTGGCCCAGCCATGGCCCACATCGGCATGATCGACCAGCACGTCGAAACTCGTGGCCTCGACCGCCACCACATTGGCCACCGCCCGGATCGAGGCGGTCGCGCTCAGCACCGAATGGATCATCTCGGAGGTCTGCGGATCGACGAGATACCCGCCATCCCCGGCCACGGCGGTGTTGAGCGCCTTGCCCTCGAGTTCCAGCCCGCGCAGGCCGTCATCGTCACCGCCGCGCAAATACGCGTCGAACGCCTTGCGATGCGGGGCGTGGGTGTCGGCGGCGGCCGCCAGATGCGGGCGGGCCATGGCGATTGTCTTGCGTTCAAACATGGTCATCTTCTCTTCCTGCTGTTGAAGTCTGGTGTTAAGTTCGGACTGAAAGCCCTTCAATTCGTTCATGAAACCGGTCACGGCGGTTTTCATTTCTGCCGCCGGAGACAGATCTTCCCCGGCCCGAGCCTGCGCTTGGGTTGTCATCATTGCGTTCCTTCAGGTTGGTCTGGTCGCGCGGGCTACATCCGCGCCATCTCCCGGCGGGCCGCGTCAAAGACCGCCGCCAATTCGCGCATCGTGTCCGCGTCGGGGCTCTCGCCCTTGGCGGCCACACGCGCACTGGGCAGCATCGGGAAGGTCACCAGCGACACTTCCCAAAGCTCCAGTTCCTGCAAGAGCCGTCGGCCCTTGTCGCTTTTCGTGGCCCGCAGCGTCCGGTACCCGATGCTCAGGCCGTCGATCGCGCCGGCCGCAATCAGCGCCGCCGCCTCGCGGGCACGGCCCACGGTATCGAGCAGCCGCCCCTTCACATGCAGCCCGCGCGCGTCCTCACGGACCTCGTCCCAGATGCCGATCGGTTGCGCCGGGTCGTGCTGCCACAGCATCTTGACGCGGCGCCCTTCGGCATCGAGCCGCTTGAGGCTTGCCGCATAGGCACCTTTCGCCACAACGTCGCCGCCCTGATCGGGGGCGTCGAACAGGCTGGCATAGCCCTCGATCCGGCCCGCATCGCTCACGCTCAGGGCCTCTCCGTCCAGCCGCGCGAACTTGCGCTCCAATCCGGTTTCCAATTCCATGCGCCTCATCCTTTCCGTTTCCATCTCAGGGCAGCGCCGCCAGGATCGGCGAGAACGCCTGCACCAGTATCGCCGCGACCACACCGTAAACCGCCAGCCACAGCCGCCGCTCCAACCGCTCGATCGCGGCGTCCAGCCGGTCGAGCCGTTCCTGCATGGCCTTCACCTGCAGATCCGAGACCCGCTCATGCGCTTCCAGCCGCAGCGCGGGCGCGCAATCGAAGGGCTCGAACCCGTAGCGCGGCGGCGGTCCCTGCTCAGCCATCCAGATCCGCCTCGGGCAGCGCCGGCAGCCCCAAGAGGTCACGCTTTTCGGCCGCTGTCAGGAAATCGGCCCCCGCCACCCGGCTCCATTGCGCGTCACGCTCGGCGGCCAGCGCCGGCACCTGATCAAGATCGGGATGCAGATCGAACGCCTCGCCGCTCATCCGCGCCAGCCACGCCGCCACCGACGCGGCCACGCGCAGGGCCAGCGGCAGTACCGTCAGCCGGTAGAAAGCACGGTTCGCCTCCTGGTAATTGGCGAAGGTCGCATCCCCGGGGATCCCCAGCAGCATCGGCGGCACCCCGAAGGCCAGCGCGATCTCGCGCGCGGCACTTTCCTTGGTCTTCTGGAATTCCATGTCCGAGGGGCTGAACCCCATCGGTTTCCAGTCGAGCCCGCCTTCCAGCAGCATCGGCCGCCCGGCATTGCGCGCGCCCTGATGATGCGCTTCCATCTCGCCCACGAGCCGGTCATACTGATCCGTGCTCAGCGCGCCCTGCCCCTCGGCCCCCTTGTAGACGATCGCCCCCGATGGCCGGGCGGCATTGTCGAGAAGCGCCTTGGACCAGCGGCTCGCGGAATTGTGCACATCCACCGCCTGCGCCGCCGCCTGCAGGGGCGACAGGCCGTAATGATCGTCCTGGGGGTGAAAGCTCTTGATGTGGCAGATGCAGGGCGCACCATCGGAGACGTCGAAGCGGTGCTTGCGCCCCGCGACGGCGTATTCATAGGCCACCGGCCAGCCATCCGCGCCCGGCACCACGCTCATCCGGTCCGAGCGCAGCACGTGCAGTTCCACCGGCACACCAGCACCGGTGCCCACGGCCTCGACATAGGCATTGCCGGTCAGCAGAAGCTGGCCGTAAAGCGCCTCGAACAGCTCCGCCCGGCCCTGCGCCGGGTTGGGTGTCCGGATCAGATCAAGCACAGGATGTACCGCAAAGCGCCGCTCGGCGTCCTGCAGGACGAGGGGCAGCGCCGCCGCCGCCTCGGCGATCATCTTGACGCAGCGAAAGCCCACCGGATTGCCGGCAAAACCGGTGCGCGCAAGGCTGACCGTGTCGCGCGGGCTCCACGCCACGCGGCCAGCCCCGCCCCAGGCCATGATACGGCCCGTGGCGCTCGCCTTTTGTTCGGGGATGGATGGCGTCGCCGCGTTCCCCTCTGCCGCG